GTGGATTTTGTAGTAGTTGATAATGTTTTGTATTGGAAAGTAGCATAAGGAGGAGTGAACTATGGCAGCACCAGAAGGTTACAATGCTCTCGGAAAAATCGGAATATCTTACAAAGGAGAATATGCATCCAATACCGCGTATGAGCGGCTGGATGCAGTGGCACATAACGGAAGCACATATCTTGCCATCAAAGATGCCCCGGATGGAGCACCGAGGGATGATAAGCTCAACTGGATCTATTTGGCCAAGGGATTTAGTGGAGACATCGGAGACTCAGAAATCGCGTTTACTGAGGCGGAGAACCGCGAGAACATTAATACGGGCGAGAGCGTAAAGACGGTCTTTGGCAAGATTAAAAAGTTTTTTGCAGACTTGACCGCACCGGCCTTTGCGCAGATGATCACATCCAAGGATGATCTGCTGGCCACCAAAGCCACCGGCTATGTCCCGGATGCCAAGGCGGTGGCAGATACATATACTGAGTTAAATGGCAATTTAAATGGTTTGAAATTTGCATCAATATTAACATCTGTTACTCTATTAGCGGCGAATAAACAGTCCTTTTTAGGCTCCTTGTCTGACTTTGGATTGCCAAACAATGCAAATGTATTTGGGGTGTTTGCAAATTGTGATTGGGCAGTTAATGTAAGATTTGCAAGTAATAGCAAGTTTTATGTATATCAAATTGCAAACGTAAGTCATGATGCAGTTTTTACATTGAACTTTATTGTGGCATATAAGTAACTTATTTGCTATTCTTCATATGAATTTAACCGTAAAATTTGAAAGCTCCACCAAATACGCCATCTGTGGAACCGTTATATGCTACGGTAATCGTACCTTGATTATTGTAATTAATACTCATAGTCGCTGATTTCGAAACAGTAAAAACACTAACCACATCAGCATATCTTGATGCTACGCAAACACAAGTGTCTAATGTAGATATACGGTTAAAGATAATAAGCCATACTTCATTATTTTTTACCAGTCCCAAAAGAGAACCATTAGAACTCTTGACATAACTGCTAGTATCTAATTTAGTATCTAACTTGCCATTTAACGAAGTAAATCAGACGGCGGGCACGGCCACAACAGTGCCAGAAAGGAGCCCGCATGGGTTACATTAAATTTAAAAATAAAAAGACCACACAGCTGGTCGTTGTATCGATTGAGAGCCCTCATGTAGTCCGCATTACAGCAGATAATATTGAGGTTAATACCAATGGTTTCCATCTCTACCTTGATTCGGATTGCAAACATCCTTTAGATCAAGGCGAGTACGAGGCATACACGACACTCTTCCGCAAGGGAGACGGCTGGTTTGAATTGTCTGACGATGGATCTGTCTATACAGCTCCAGTTGTACCGGTGCAACCGGAGCCAACAGAAGAGGAGCTTGAGGAACTGGCCAGACAGCAGCAGGTCAGTCAGCTGACCGCACAGATCAATGATCTCAAATCCCGGATTGCTGCCAGTGACTATAAAATCATTAAGACCTATGAGTATACGCTACTGGGCGAGCAAACAGAGTACGACATCGAAGAGGTGCATGCGGAGCGGCAGACACTTAGGGACCAGATTAATGCATTGGAGACACAGCTGGCAGATCTGACCGCAACCGCAGAGTAGGAGGCTGCCTATGGGAGTGAGAGACGGTCCCAACATAATTACATAGCAACCAAGAGCCATGAGCCGATTACTTCCCTTCCGGGAGGTGACCGGCTCATTATATTAAGGAGACTGATATGGCAACAGAGATTATCGTAGCATTGATCGGCTGCGCAGGGAGTGCAGCAGGTGCTTTCTGTGGGATTTTGGTCAACACAAAATTGACTACATATCGGCTGGAGCAGCTGGAGAAAAAAGTGGATAAGCATAACACAGTCATTGAGCGTACTTTCAAGCTGGAAGAAGCGCAAGCAGTTATGCAGGAACAAATCAAAGTAGCAAATCACAGGATTGAAGATCTGGAAAGAGAGGAATAACACTATGGATTTATCATTTTTATTGCAACTCGTAGACCCTATTATTTTGGGAATCTGTCTGTTGACAGGCTATGTCCTTAAAACTGCTTTTGACAATTTCCCCAATAAGTTCATTCCGTTGGCATCCATGAGCATGGGAACAATCATTGCAATCATTATCCACCTGCAGGCGGGTATCAATGCAGAGGTTGTGCTGGGTGGAATGATCTCTGGGCTGGCAGCCACAGGCATGTATGAACTGCTCAGAAATTTGCTTGATTTTGACGGAAAGAAGGAGAAATAAGCCATGATGAAAGGTATTGACGTAGCAAAATGGAACGGGAACATCGACTGGAATAAGGTAAAGGCAGCAGGTGTAGAATTTGCAGTTTTGAAGGTTATCAATAAGTCCAACAAGACCGAAGAGGCATTTGTCAGAAATTATGCTGGAGCAGTTGCAGAGGGACTGCCCATTGATGTCTACAATTATCTGTACACCATAACAGAGACGGCAGCGAGGACAGCGGCCAAAGCAGTGGTAAACACACTCGCCGGTAGAAAGGTCGGCAAGGTGTGGGCGGATGCTGAGGATATCTGTCTCAAAAACAAAGGTATTAAACTGATCAGAATTTTGAATGCCTACAAGGAAGTGATCGAGGCAGCAGGCTATGAGTTTGGGGTGTATACCGGGTTGTCCTTTTATAATAGCTATATTAAACCGTACAAAGATTATATTGACTGTGATTTTTGGATCGCACGATACCCGTCCACTAAGGATATGACAATCACTATGGATCCTGTAGCATCCAAAAAGCCGGCTATTTGTCATAATCTTTGGGGCTGGCAGCACTCTAGCCGTGGCAGAGTGCCTGGCATCAGCGGATATGTAGACCTGGATATCTGCTATACAATGGTGGGCAGTAATGGTACCGTGCAGTCCACTACGGCATATTATCCCAGATATACCGGTACGTCCGGATCCATCGTGGCAGCACTTAATGCTGTCGGGGTAAACTCCAGTTACGCTACTCGCAAGCTGATTGCGAAGGAGAACGGTATTACGGGCTATGTCGGGTCACCGAAGCAGAATACCCAGATGCTGGCATTGTTGAAAAGCGGAAAACTCAAAAGAATATGATTGACGGAATAATGATTAGGGGATATTATAATGATATCTCTCTTTCTTAAAAAAGAATAAGGTGAAGAGACGGAGAACATGAAGGGGTGTTCTCCGTTTTTTTACGTTAAATGGCAAGTTAAAATCCGTAGATTATGATATAACGTTCCCATCAGGTGTAACCACCGATTTTGTACACTGCAAAAGAACGGGCAATATTGTAGATTTTGGATTCCGCATTTTAAGTGGGTCTATACCATACGGATCTCCATTAGCCACGCTACCAGCAGATTTACACCCCAAATATAATATATTGATACCCAGTCAGTACTTAGTGATAAATGATGTTGCTAGCACTGGTAATGTAAGCTTGATGTACAATGGAAGTATATTTCAGGAGTATTCCGCAACCGGAACTCTAAATGCTTGCGTGATAAAAGGTACTTTTATTATTTAGCCGGTGCAAATGCGAGATTATATGTACCACTCGATCCAAATATAACGGAGTCTCCTGATGCAAATGGAATACATACCGCTATAGGATTTTCTGATGATGTACATAATGCCAAGAAATAATTTGCATTCTTGGATGATCGGATAGATGCCCAGCCATTCACTGCACCCTGTATTGTTCCAATTACATAGCCATTAGTCATACAAGTGTAATTAGATTGTATGGCTACAGCAGATTTATAGTCAGGAGCAATTAACTTGCCATTTACAAAAAAGAGGCTAGGCTTCTTTTTTGTGTGCAATATTAATCTAACTAGTTATTTTTATAATAGTAGCCGTATTTCCGATCATGGTGGTGCGAACCCCGGGGCCACCTATAATGGAAGAAAAGAAAGTGAGGATGCGCTGGCACTGACATTGGCGGTGGGAAGCATCTTAGAAGAAAACGGAGTGGATGTGTATTACACCAGAACCACAGATATCTACGAGTCTCCTTATCAGAAGGCGCAGGAGGGAAATGAGGTGGGAGGAGATTATTTTGTCTCGATCCATCGCAATTCCAGTCCTTATCCGAACCAGTACAGCGGAGTGGAGAGTTTGGTCTACAACCGCTATGGAGCGGCAGCCAGGATGGCGTACAACATCAATGCCGGACTGGAGCAGGTGGGGTTCGTGAATCTGGGAGTGAATGAAAGACCGAATCTGGTGGTGCTGAACAGCACAAATATGCCGGCGGTGTTGGTAGAAGTGGGATTTATCAATACGGATGCGGACAACGAACTCTTTGACAGCCGGTTTGACGAGATCGCCCGGGCTATTGCCGACGGCATTCTGGAGAGCATCTGATTTTACCTAATTCTTACAAATAAATTACCGGACTCTGATATTATGTGAATTTCCCCCATGTTAGTATGATTGCGTAATCAAGAGAAAGAAAAACAAAAACATGGAGGACATTATTATGAGAGTAAGACACAGCAAATTATTAGCTCTGATCGGAGCAGGAATATTAGCAGTAACCGCATTGGTTGCATGCGGTAACGGTGATGCAGCCACAGCACAGCCTTCCGCAGTAGAGAGCAGCGCAGCAGAAAGCACTGT